TACAAAGGCATGGTCGACGCGAGAGCCCAAGCCCTGAACTTCCAAATGACGCAGATCCAAAACGCCCAAATCGGCCGCACCGGCGCCGTCCCCGCCCTCGCCAGTCAGCCGCAGAGCATGGGCGGAGCCTTCGCCGCCCGCGGCGCCACGGCCCCCGCTGCCGCCTAAACCTTCCCACTTTCGCACCTTCCTACTTTCGCACCTCCTAATGAATCCCAACGTCCAAGTCAGAAACATTCCCGGACTGAACATCCCGCAGCATACGACCGTTGAGCTGAGCTACGTCTCGACCACCAACAACCTTTCCAGCGTCGTCTACAAAGAGGGAACCAACACCGTCGCCACGTTGACCTTCACCTACGTCGGCGGCACGCCGACAGCGGACGACGCCCGCATCGCCACCGTCATCCGCTCTTAAATCTCAAATTTCTAATTTCCAATGGGCTTCGCCTTCAATCCGTTCACCGGCAACTTCGACCTCAAGGGGTCCGGAGGCGGCGGCGGCGCGTCCTACATCGACGGAGAAGTCGCCACCTACACCGACCTCCCCTTGGACGGCTCGGCCGCCCTGAACACCGCCTGGCTCGTCCGCCAAGCCAGCGGCACCTGGCTGATCGCCCGCAAACCCGCCGGCATCTACATCCGCACGGCCACGGCAGGAGTCAGCCGCGACGCCGACTGGACGTATGCCGGCATCCTCCCCGACGTCTTCAACGACGCCAACTTCCTCCTCTATGACAACGCGGACAGCTCCAAAAATCTAAAGTTCCAACTCTCCGGCATCACCTCGGGCCAGACGCGGACCTTAACCGTCCCCGATGCCTCCGGTAAAATCGCCCTGCAAAGCGAAGCCTACGACTTCTACTACGCAACAGCACCGTCTGGAGCCACAGGCGGCTCTGGCTCCGTCTGGGTCTGGAACATTCCGTCATGGTCTACGATGCAAGTCATCACAATGATCGGCGCGGGTGGCGGTGGTGGCAGCGGGCGTGTAGGTGCTTCTGGCGCTGTTTGCGGCGGCGGCGGTGGCGGGGGCAGCGGCGCTTATGGCACGTTCAAAACTCGTATCACGGGTGGAGATCAGATTGAAGTTTTGGTCGGCGCAGGCGGCGCGGGCGGTGCGGCGGCTGGCACGGCCATAGGCAACGGATCAGCCGGAACGGTAGGCGGCGACACTTATGTCAAATGGGTTACGCCAAACATTACGCTGCGCCTCGGGGCTGCTTTTGGGGCAGGAGGCGGCGGCACGGGCGGTGGCAATGCCGTTCTTGGCTCCAATGGAACGGCAGGAGTAACAACCGCCGCCACCATACTTGGCACGGGTGGCAATGGGGTGACGGGCAACGCGGGCAGCTTGGTCGGCAACGCTGGTGGTGGTGCCAACAACAACAGCACGCAAGGCGGTAGAGGTGGCGGCTCCATCGACGCGACACCAACGGCATTTAATGGCGGAACGCTGGCGGGAAGTTCCTTTACAGACGTTCGTGAATCTTTGCTTCTGCCCAGCCTCTCGCCGAAAATCGGCACAGGCGCAAAGGGTGGCAACGCCTCAACAACCGCCAACGCACAAGCGGGAGACAACGCTGGTGGGCTTGGCGGCGGTGGCGGCGGCGGTGGTGCGGCGCTTTCTGGATTTTTAAGTGGCGCTGGCGGCAACGGAGGCGACGGCTTTGTCCGCATCAACTGTTACTGACATGAACTCACTCGCCATCATCCGCGAATCAGACGGCAAGGTTGTGACCTTTGTTCGCCCCGACCAGCCGCAGGGGTGGAAGCCGCCCGCAGGCACCCGCGCCATTCCCGACACCGACCTTCCGGCCAACTGGGAGCAGGCGGAAGAGGTCAGCACCTCCGAGCCGATCACCGCCGAAGAACACCTCCGCAGTGTCGGCCTCGCAGGCGACCGCCAGCCCACACTTCTCTATCTGCGCCAGTCCCTCACCGCCGCAGGCAAAACATGCGCCGAGCTGGACGCCGTCGAAGCCTACTTGCAGCAGATCCTCACCATGTTCGCCGCCAATCCGGCGCCGCGTAACGATTGGCCGAATCCCAGCGTCAACTTTGAAGCCGCCGTGCAGTCCGCCATGCAGGCCCTCAACTCCTAATGTCCCTCAACTCTCAACCCTCAACCCTCAACTGACAAAATGCGCACCGTCACACTCCAAAGCATTTTGTTACGCGCCTGGCAACGCGTCGGCAACGACGCCTCATCCATCTCCAACATCCCGAGCGGTGCGCAGACCATGCTCGTCGCCGCGGCGAACGACGCCATCGAGGCCTGCTGGACCTGGGCCGATTGGCCCGAATTGTGCCGCATCGAAGAGCGCACCATCCAGGGGTTTGAGAGCACAGGTTTCTACATCGACTACGAACAAGTCGGCGAAACGGCGATGGGCGAAGTCTTTGCCATCACTCGGGACAACCCGAACAAAACCGCCTCACCCCGCGAACTGCAATACAGCCTCCTCGGCGACAGCATCCGCTTCCCCGACGACGCGGAAATCCCCACCACCGCCTGGGTCCGCTACCGCACGCGCCCCGACACCTACACGACGAGCAACCTATCGGCCACCGTCCCCGCCGTCCTAAGCAAAGCCGTCGGCTACTACCTCACCGCGAGCCTCCTCGAAGAAGACGGCCAGCTCACGAAATCAACCCTCATGGAAGAAAAAGCCATGAACGAACTAGTGACCGAACGAGATAAATTTTACTTCCAACAAAACCAACCCCAAGCCTGGTCCGCCCGGATCGGACATTACTGAGCCGCCCAGGCAGACCAAAAGACCAAGAGACTAAAAGACCAAAAGACCTTCTGAACTGCCAACTGAAAACTGCCAACTGCCAACTCCAAACCCTATGCACCCTAACGTAAGAACAACCAACCGCCAGAACGGCAGCGTCCTCATCGCCAACACGACCCAAGTGACCGGCGAATTCGTCAGCATCGACAGCCTGGACAACGCCACCAAGTTCGAAGTCCTCACCGGCAACAGCACCGGCATCGCCAACGTCACCAGTGGCAGCGCCACCGCCATCCCATCCGGCACCACGATCGACGGCATCTTCACCGCGATCAAGCTGCACGCCGGGTCCGTCATCGCTTACCGCAAATAGCCATGAGTGCCGAGCATTCCACACTTAGCACCTTGGAGCGGGGACTGCTCGGCACAGTCGCCACCACCGGCACCGTTGCCGTGTCCTTCATGCAGACCCTCGAAGTCTACCTGCGCGTCGCCGGCCTGGGCATCGGCCTGGCCATCGGCGTCGTCACCCTACTTTCAGTCATCCGGGACTACCGCCGGAAATCATAAGGAGAAACAAAACCATGCGTAACTGGAAAACAACGACCATCGGAATCTTGACCGCCCTCATCGCCCTGGCGACCGGCGCCAAAGAATTCCTCGCCACCGGCACCATCCCCGACATCGGCCTCATCGCCGCGAGCCTCATGGCTGCATGGGGATTAGTGGTAGCGAAAGACGGCACCGCACGCCTGTAAAACAAAGGATGAAACCTGAAACTGGAAACCTGAGTAACAAGGTAGGGCGGGGCCTCCGGACCCGCCGCTGCCCCTCACTCAAGTCTCTAACTCAAGTCTCAGCCCTCGCGCTCATCGCCCTGTCGATGACCAGCTGCGTCACCGTTGGCTACGACTTCATTAAGCAACAAGCCACCGTCACCGTCAATCCCCCGCCCAAGGGTCACGCGAAATAACCCATGTGGACCTGGCTCAAGAGAATCTTTGGCAAGAAATCCGACGCTACCCCAGCGCCGGCCTTGCCGAGTTATGTCTCCGCATCCAGGCCGAGCTTCACCGTCGAGCCACCGCTGACGACCTACGACGAGCGCCGGCTCAGCACCCCGAACAAACAAGCCCACCGCATCAAACCGGAAGCCATCGTCCTGCATCACAGCGACGGCAGCTACCACGGCAGCTGCGCCTGGATCACCAACCCCGCCGCTAAAGTGAGCTACCACGTCCTCATCGCCAGAGACGGCCGCCGCACCGTCTTCGCCAACGACACCGACCGCTGCTGGCACGCCGGCCGCAGCAACTGGCACGGCCGCCCCGACCTGAATAGTTGGAGCCTCGGCGTCGCCTGGGAAGGCAACACCTACGAAGACCCCCTCGGCGAAGCCGCCATGAACAGCGCCCTAGAATACCTCGTCCCCCGGATGAAGAAGTGGAACATCCCGATGAACCTCGTCCTCACCCACCAACAAGTCGCCCCAACCCGCAAAACCGACATCTCCCCCGGCGACGCTGCCCGCTTTAAGTCACGACTCAAGACAGCCCTCAACTAACCCTGCCAACTGCCAACTGCTAACTGCCAACTTCTAATCCTATGGCCAAAACAATTCCCCAACTAACCGACGCCACCACCGTCAACGCCGCCGACGAGCTGATAATCCAGCAAGGCGGCATCACCAAGCGCGCCACGGCAACCGAGTTGTTTAACGGAACGGCGACCGTTACAAGCACTGGAAGCACCGCTGGGAGGACGCTCAAAAATCGCTTTGCAGATGTCGTCAATGTCAAGGACTTCGGCGCTACGGGAGATGGGGTTACAGACGACACGGCGGCATTTCAAGCGGCGTTGCTGCATGCCAGCAACAACAAGTTTTCTGTTCTTATTCCGAACGGTGTATTTGTCATAAGCGCGGTTCTGACTGCAAATGTTCCTGTAGAAATTCACGGCTATCTGAAGTGCGGATACAATCACACGGTTGCTGGCATCAAACTTCTTGCCCAGCCGATTCAAATTACCAACTACATGCACATCTATGCCAACGGCGCATTTCAGGCGGATTCTCCCACCATCGGAACAGCCGCGTTGCGAGCAGCCATAGATGACTGGCTCCGGCACTACCCAGGCTTTAAGACTTTGGATTTGCAAGGATGGAGAATCTTTGTAAACGAGGAGATTATTATTGACGCCGACATCGTCTTTGGTCTGTCGGGCGACTACAATCAGCGCCGGTTTTTGGCCAACGGAAAAATACAGGCAGTAACTTTTGCTGGCGCTCAAAAAAATGTCTTTCGCCTTACGTCTACTTCCGGCAACGAGCGCATTCAATACATTCGCTTTGACCGCCTTTCGTTTGATTTAGACCAAAAGGCCAACGCCGTCATTTGTGAAAGCGGATATTATCAAATTTCCTTTGTGAATTGCGTTTTTCGCAATCCTCTAAATTTTAGCATAAAGTTTTCGCCGCCTGCGGGGGCCAGCCAATCCGATGTTATGATTGATGCCTGCACGCTTATCGGCAACATAGTCAGCCCTCCGCAAAACGGAATTTATTATTGCGGCAACGATGTCAGTATAACCGATACCATCATTGCATATCACCAATACAACATACAAATGGTTGCTTGCAATGCTGGCTCAGGCCAAGGCGCAGGTCTTTCAATTATTGATTCATGTCATTTGTATATAAGTGACGAAGGCATCGCGCGCCGCGATCCAAACATCTTGTTCGTTGATTGCACAAACACAAACGTCACGAACTGCTATATTGATAACGGGCCTGTGCTTTACAAAAATGACAACAACACTAACTGCACCGACCATTCGGTAAGCGACAACAGTTTTTTAATGAACGTCAGCGACCAGACGGTCGGAGGATGGGGTGCGGCGCTGTCTTTTGTTGAGATTGAAACAAACGACGCAACTGCGGCTGTTGCGCGCATAAGCATTATTGGTAACAAGTTTATCAATGGAGCGTTTGCCGAAACCATTACGACACCATTTAGGGTTTATGGAAGCGGAATAAGCACAAACGCAGCGGTTCATGGAGAAAACATTGTAAAACTCAACCAGTTTTTGTTTGTAACATTCATGGCTACTGAAGTGCCTGTTACCTTGACCTTTAGTAGTAGCACATCGCAATCAATATCGGTTCCAACATGGCTTGTTCCTTTTGGCCTGCCAATCAAGGGCGTTAAACAAATCGTTCCGTATTTTACTGGCAACCCTCAAGGTGTGTGGATTAGCGGAACGGCTCCAAATTTCACATTGAACACAGGCACTTCAGTGTCTGGTTCACCGCAGCTTCTGCTAACAACGTCAGCTATTCATTATTAACTAATGCCCCTCGAAAGTCCAACAGTCCGCGACGGAGACGCAGGCTTCATCGGCTTTGCCAGCCGGATGAATCCGGTGGCGTTGCCGGCGGGCGTGCTGCAGTTGAGCGAGAACATGCGGTTGGATCGCGGAACAGCCAAGACGCGCAAGGGGGCGCGGCGGTTGGCGGATGAGATCCTGCCGTCGAGCTTTCCCCTGACGCTGCCGTTTGCCTTTGAGCCGACATTGCCGGTGGATCTGGACTTTACGCTGACGCTCAACCCCGGCGGGCTGCTGCTGCTTTCCAGCTACGAGGGCGGGATCTTTACCAGCTATGTCTACCGCTCGCCGGGCTACGACAATGAGGAGGTGATCGTGCTGGCGGGTGCCGCGCAGGCTTATGTCTACCAAGACCCGTTCTTGGCGGCGCTGACCGATCAAGCGGGCAATCCAATCCTCGACCAAGATGGCAATGTGATCCAAGCGATCAGCTACGCGGCGAGCATTGGCTATCCGTCCGACGAGACTATTGACCCGACCGACAAGGTGAGCATGGTGCAGGCGTTTGACCGGCTCTATCTGCTGCGGGAAGCCAGCCCGAGTGTGGAGGCGTTCCGCGAGAAGACGCTGACCGGCGGTGGCATCGCGGTGGTGGGCACCACGGCGACCGTGAATGTGACGGCGCATGGCTACCTAGCCGGACAGCGGGTGCGGCTGGAAGGGTCGAGCGTGGCGGCTTTCGCGGGGCAGGAATACGACATTGCCACCACGCCGACCGCCAACACCTTTACCCTGACGGTGCCGAGCGGGACGGCGTCCGATGCCACGCTGACCGGACGCAAGGTGCGGCGGACGAAGGCGCCTCTTTATTGGGACGGCAACCCGCAGGGGTCATTTGTCAAGGCGGCGGCGGGGATTCCGGCTGAAGGACCGACCTTCCGCCGCATGCGCTCGGTGCCGTGGGCGACCTACGCCAACAACCGCCTCGTCCTGCCGGATGGGCGGGACAGCGTAATGCTTTCGGATGTCTTGGACCCGAATTTGTACGATCCGTTTTGGGCCAGCTTCCGCGCCAACCAGGGGAGCAACGACTACATCGTGGCGGTGCATCCTTGGGTGGAGGGATCGTTCTTGGTCTTCATGCGTAACTCGATCTGGCTGGCCACGGTCAATCAGTTTGCTTCAACCGATGGCAGTTCCGTTGCGGTGGACACGCCAATCAGCAAGCTCGAACTCCTCACCGACGAGATCGGCTGCGCGGCGCGGCGGACGATCCAGACGGCGGGGCAATACGTTTACTTTCTCTCAGACAGCGGCGTCTACCGGCTGGATGCGCGGCTGGACCTCAAGCTGCGCGGCGACACGTTGCCGCTCTCGGACCCGATCAATGACCAGATCGCCCGCATCCCCAAGGCGCAAGCGGAGAATGCCGTGGGCCTATGGCACGACAACCGCTACTGGCTGGCGGCGCCGGTCGATGGGGCGGAGAGCAACAATGCGCTCTTCATTTACTCGGCACTCAATCAACAGTGGGAAACTATCGACTACTACGGCTTTGGTGTGGACAACCTGCTGGTGTCGCGTCACACCGGCGACCGGCGGGTCTATGCGGCCAGCCGCGCCGGCAAGTTGTTCCTGCTGGAAGACATCGAGCGCGGTGACGATCCGGCGGACAGCACGGTGGGTGGCGATTACTTCGACGTGGTGCCGGGGCGGATGCGGACGCGGCGCTATGGCTTTGGGTCCATGCACACCAAACGCTTTGTCCGAAGTCTCGCCGATGTGGTGCTGCCAGACACCGGCTCCATCACCATCAAGGCGCTGATGGTCAATCCCGATAGGGAAATCACGCTGGTCCCCGGACAGACCAACACCTCGGGGCTGGCCGAAGACTATACACTGAAGCAACCGATCCGGCAGAAAGCGCACTACGCCGAACTTGAATTTCTCACCACGGCCAACCGGCCGGAAATCCGCAACGTCTCGATTGAAGCAACCGCCGAAGGTTCGCCCCAGACCGAGACCAGAAACGTCGCTTAAACATTATGGCTCAACTAACAAAAGGACAAACCTTCGCCGGAGCCGAAACGGTCACGGCGACCAAGCTCAACAATCTCGTCGATAACGCGACCATCGCCAACATCGTCAATGCCGATGTGTCCGCCTCGGCGGCTATCGCCCTAAGCAAGCTGGCCACGGGCGCCTTGCCCACGGCGATCACGGTAGCCTCGGCGAACTTGGTGGACGGCACCATCGTCAATGCGGACGTGTCCGCCTCGGCGGCCATCGCCGGGACTAAGATCGCGCCGGACTTCGGCAGCCAGAACATTGTGACGACCGGCACGCTGGGCGCAGGGGCAACCACGCTGGCCGGTGCGCTGACCTTGGGCAACAATGACATCGTATCCGGCACCGGCGCCGGCACCAAGATCGGCACGTCCGCCAGCCAAAAGCTGGGATTCTTCGACAAAACTCCAGTTGTCCAGCCGGCCGCAGCCAACCAAGCCGCGCTGACCAACAGCACCGGCGGCACGGCAGACGGCACGCTGGCGGCTGTCAGCGGCACTGGCGACGACGCCGACATCAACAACAACTTCACCGAGTTGCACACGCTGCTAACCGAAATTCGCACGGCGCTGGTCAACCTCGGACTCATCAAGGGGGCAGCATAATATGGCAACAGTAACCGTAACACCGGGATATAGTTGGAGCAGCGGGGAGATTGTGACCCCGGCCAAGATGAATCTGGCGGCAGCACCCGCCGTGACCGCCGTGGTGGCAGACGGGGAAATAACAACTGCAAAAATTCTTAACGCAAGCGTTACTCAGCAAAAACTAGCCGCCAACGTGGCGGCAACAGGACCGGCCTTTCGCGCTCACGCAAACGCTGTCACTACATTGACTAATAATGACGAAACCAAAATAGATTTGGGCGCAAAATCCTTCGACACTGGTTCATTTTTTAACACTTCAACCAGCCGTTTCCAACCCACCGTGGCAGGTTATTATTGGTTTAACGGCGCCATTCTGGTTCCAACTGGCGCTAATTTGTTTTGCGCGTTTCTTTACAAAGGTGCAAGCGTAGCGGCAATCGGCGTGCAGTCTGATGTTGCGGCTTACCGAGCCACAGTTTCCGACATTATTTATCTCAATGGCGCAAATGATTTTGTCGAAATGAGAGCCTATCATTTAAGTGGCACAACCAAAAGCACTGGCGATGGAGCGGTCAACACATATTTGGCTGGTTGCCTGATGCGAGCAGCATGACCCCATGGCAACGCGCAAAACACTGGTGGGACAACCACGCCACGCAAGACTTCTGGGAGGTTGTCGGCGAGCATCTGTCGGCGGGGTTGGTGTATGCCACGCCGGAGGTGTTCTTGCTGGCCCGCGAGGTGCGGTGGAATGCGGAGGAGCAAAACTTTGAATCCGGCGAGCCTAATTGTTGGTTCGTCACGCTGGCGGCGGCCGTGGGGCACGCAAACCCTGTGCGGGAGTTTATGCGCGTGGCGACACGCCCGCAGCAATACGCGGCATGGTGCCGACGTGGGAGCTTTGAGCCTCGGGTATATTCCTGGGAGAAACTAATGAACAAAGTAGGAGGACAATAATATGGGAGGTGGAGGAGGACTTTTCGGCGGTGGCGGAGGAGGCACGACTTACAATGTCGCGCAGCCCCCGGCGCCGGCACCAATCGACTACGACAAGATGTATGCCGCGGCGACGCGGTCGGCCATTCAACAGATGCAGGAGCAGGAGCGTTCGCTCGAGCGTCTGTATCCGAAGATGATCGGTCAGCAGCTCGGCACGGCCCGTCAGGTGGCCGGGGAGTTGGATAATCAATACCTCGCCCGGACCCGTGGCGTGATGGACCAGGAGCTGCAAGCGGCCAGCGC